GTATGCTTTTCTAGTTTACTAGAGCTGTTATCCCGGATGTCCAGAAGTTATGTACAACTGACATGACGGAGGAAATACATATAGGAAGTTATGACATGTGGATATGAGCTGTCGCTTCGCGAGGGCTACGCCCGATCCCATAATATAATGACCTTGACTGTACGTGTATTGGACTGATCGAGGTATCCAAGTTTGTTTGCTGAAAACCTTGTAATTTTTTGCAAAATTATTGGTAATATTTTCATGTTTACGCCAATCTAACTGAACCGTTTTTGAATTATTCGAGTCATAGACATAATATTCATCATCGCAAATAAAGCCAGAAAATGCATGACCGTGTAATGTTTTTTCTCCATTTGTTCTTGTTATATCCATAATGTCATGAAATTGCACACTTATACCTACATGATCTAGTTTAAAACTTGCCGGTATATGAAATTCCTTGTGTACGTTGCATGTAAGTTCTCCTTTAAAGTCGTTTAAATTTATAAAAATAAATGTCAACTCTGTAGTAGCACTTGTTTTTGATGTGGCATTTTAATTACATATTCATTTGCATTGAATACAATAGGCAAAATGCGAGTTAGAGCCTCATACGTATCGAAACGTTGATTCTTTGGCGATTCCCATCCATGTTCTCTAATTTCCAATTTATTTATAAGATTTTTGGCATGATTACGTGTTTTATATAATCTATACATCTTTGAAAGTATGTTTATAGGAGTTGACTGCGCTTTATTATAAAGGTAAACGAAACGGTAAAAATGATGTTTCTTTATTTTTAATGGACAAGTATTATCGTCAAAATTTTCAATGGCTTGTTTTTCATCAGCGCTTAGTGCATTATATTGGTGCATAAAATATGAATAGCAATTTTGAGACAATAATAAATTATTACAAATTGAATTAAACCAACATGTTGCCATTGTTTGTGTCATTCCAATCTTTTTACAACCATATGAAATTATTGGTATCTTGTCTTTTTTGACTTGAACTTGTTTAGCTTTTGGTTGTATTGGTTGTATTGGCTGTATTAGTTTGTTTGCAAGTAATGCCAACCCTACTTTACCAGTTTTGCTTACATATTGATTTGTCATTGGATTTAAAATTTTTCCTTCTGGACATGCCTTTATATCGCTCATTTACATTTACATGATATTTTTAAGCCGCATCCTTGAACTCTTCCGATGGGACACAGACGACTTCTCGACCGCATATTATATAACATGTCACATACCTCAAATAATTATCTTTTAATTTTGTAAAATGTCTTGTAACAAGCTTTTTGACTGGGAAAACAGATTGACCGGCGACACCTGTGCCATTTTGAAAAAGGAAAACGACAACAAGGAAATGCATTCGTATACCACTTATAATTTCTACGGTGATTGTGAGAATAGCAAGCTGCAAAAGCTGGCTCTCGACTGTCCTAATCTTCATTTCAAGAATGGATATGGATTTACAAATGCATGCACAGTCGATACCGATTCAGCCGCTCGTTTTTCGACACAGACCCACGGTCCCGAGAAGCGTCAACTGAACATTCGCAACTTTTATGCCGTACCCAACATGAGCCGAGGCACGTTGAATGCCGATGCCGAGTCCTATCTGTTAAATGCCCAAGATACGACGATCATTCGAGAGTGCAACCGCTCCGCAGAAAAGGGCTTTGATCGTTTTACACCCATGATTGATTGTATACAAGACCACATCAAGGGTTATTCAGAGCGACGCCCCATGGGAGTAGACTCGCGAGAGGCAATGCGAAAACAAATGAGAGATAATGGGTGCCAATAATAATAATCTCTAAATATAAATAAAAACTATGAATCGCTTGACCTATGATTCTTGTGCATACAACCAGGACTTGGCGCAAAGTGTCAACCCCCTTTCATATATTCTCGATCCCGTCAAGTATGAAAACTGCGAAAAGTGTCGTATGGAACTAGGGCTTGTCGGAGGTACAGCGGTCTCTCATATCAGCGGCAACCTAATCGACCTAGAGAATGACTTGCGTAACCAGAACCGACCCAACACACACTGCCCTTCGTACAAGTTCCAGCCTACTACCGGTAACATGATTCAGGGCAAGGAATACATCAAGCCCGTTTGCCACCCCCAGATTGATACATCTATGAAACATCTCAAGCCTTGCCAAATGATTGACTATCGCGAGGTTCCTCTTGCACCTCCTCTCGATCTTTATCAGTGCAAAAGGTAAAAAGAGGTAAAAAAGGTAAAACGAAATGTTTGCTTTTAAAAATATACATTAAATAAAACAACAATGAGCTTCAACAGGTTGAACTGGGATAATTGTACATACAAGACGAATTTAAAACAATCCGTCGGAACAGCAGACTATGTTCTTGGAACGCCCCGTGTCGAATGCCGGGCTTGTTTTTCTACCGATCCTAGCGTGCGCATGTCGTCGGTGCCCCCTATATCGACGGGTATTTCGACTTGTATTTCACAAGTAGACGTCGATTCGGAGCTCAAGATCATTACACGCAAGGCGAGCAACTGTCCTACCGAAAAGTACATGCCCGGCAAAGAATTTTGCCAACTGACCAACTTTCCTGATTGCCAAGCTATTCCCCGAGAGGATACGCGTATCAGCAATCCTCCTTGCACTCTTCGTTGCAGCGGATGGAACAGGTGGGAGTGGCTCTGCAAGAATCCTCAAGACAATTCGCTTGTTCCCTTTGATTTCAATATTAACAATCGAATCATTGTAAAAGATAATCACCGCCCTTGCATTCAAGAGCCTATTAATCAATCTGCCGCCCTCCCGCCTTTAAACCTGTCGGATGATCTTGTTTCTTACGAGCCATCGCAATGCATGAAACCATCGACCGACATTCCTAGTACACACTGGGCCAACTGTGAGCGATATGCGGGCTACGGCAAAGCCTAGAATAGACACTAGTCGAGCTACGGCAAAGCCTAGAATAGACACTAGTCGAGCTACGGCAAAGCCTAGAATAGACACTAGTCGAGCTACGGCAAAGCCTAGGAATGAGCTATCAGCAAACTAGTTTGGTGACAGATAAAAGTCTGCTCCCTTGGCCTTCCACGTATCGATCCAATCTAGATATGCGTGAATCTCGTCTTGTGAGTACATGGCACATTGTTTTTGCTCCATGAATCTGGCAATCTCCTCTCGACAATTGTCAGAAAATGGTGAATACATCAACATGAGCCAAAGTGGATCTGCCAAAAGTGTACCGTCGCTCAATACTCCATTTCTCCAAAAATACCAGATTTCATGAGTGTTTTCCGTGGTATTGTACCACTTGTCATTATAGAGCAAGGGATTCTTCAAAGGACACATGTCGGATCTGATATCGGTGCTGTGACCGGGCTTGATTACATACATTTTCCACATTTGATATTTATTAATTGTATTTTTTTATACATGCTTACATGCTTTTTATCCAAAAGTCATGGTGCCCGTGTGTCCTAGATTAGTTGACAAGTCGACCCAAATGTGCCCGTCAATCTTGGTCCTTACTCTTTCACAAAATGCATAATCCTCACTCAGGTACTTGTTGCGGCCATCGACCATGCAATCAAAGAAAAGCCACAAGCAATCACTAATGTGATCTTCATTTTTATCGTCGCTCTCGTATTGGAGTTCAGGCATGGCTTTCATCAATCGTGTAAAGACTGTTTGTTTGATCAACATGAATCCAGTGGCAGCACGATCTACTTCCGTCCACGAATCGTTAACCACAGGTGGTACAGATTTCCAATGGATATTAAAAGTCAACATGATCTTTTTCAAGTCGTCGACGGATCGCTTTCCTGCCTGGAGTTCTGTTATGAATGCAGGATCTTTGAGCAAGTTCCAGTTGATCGCTTTTTGAGCATAGGGCGCACAAACAACATCTTCATTTTTAGCAAGTAATCGTCGAATGCGTGCTGGATCAAACTCGATGTCTGCATCCACAAAAAACAAGTGTGTAATCACCTTTTAAAAATACACCTACACATGTATTTCGAGCTCTCGTAATGAGTGATTCATTTCCCAATGTGTAAATCGACATTAAAATATCGGGATCACCTGCGTAGAGTCCAATCATGCTAATAATACTTTTAAAATACCCATTGCTCAACATGTTGCCGTAACATGGAGTCGCTAGTAAGACACGATAACGAGGCTTTATATCAGACATTTATTATGTGGGATTAATTGGCCTTATATAAGGAATGTTTTTAGAAAAGTTTAGGTTAAACATGGTGCCCATCCTCGAAAGTATTGTTGCGGCATTTATGCACGTATTTTTATATATTCTAATGGTCTTGTGCCATTGAAACTCTGTTTTTAATTCACCCGACCAATAAAACTGTTTCTTGTATACGTCATCGTACTCTTGGCATAATTTCACATCCTCTTTTGAAAGCCTTGGTCTTGTTATTGGAATGGATTGCTTTCCACGTATTCACTTTTGCATTTTGAGCAATGCTTGAATCATGTTTTTGCGATTCAATGTATATTCGTCTCTTGGCATTTTCGGAACAAAATGAGGAGGATCAATACAGCGTCTTGTAATTTCTAATCGCAATTGCTTGATGTATTCACTACTGTATTGTTGTGATTCTAAAATATCTAAAAGATCGCTTGTAGGCAACTGTTCCATTGTCGGTTGCGCATTAAAGACTCGATCGTAATCTATTAAATCTGCCTTGGCCAAATTGTATTGTTTTTCTACAACATGATTCCAGAATTGTTCCCAAGCCATTTTTATATATATTCATGAGAAAGATCCCAGACTTATGCCTTGACCGTGTCCCTAATGTTTTCGCGCAAGATTGCAAGTGCGTGTTTTACATTGTATGGAACTAGTGTCGGTTGGCCAGTGAGCGGCCGTATAACGACTTCACATATCTTGTAGTGCACTGTATCGAATCGAACAACCGTATAGAGTTGCTCCAACTTGTTGACGAGGGCCAATGTTGCCTCGATGTCGGATGCGGTAGTAGGAACGCTCATAGGAGGAAAGCTGACGGGCTCGGTGATTCTTGTACAAAATGCGCTGACGCAATTGTCAGATAGAGATGTGCATCCATTGTCAGAGCATGCATAAAATGGCCCCTTGCAAAAACACATGAACGGACACGCAATAGCACGACAAACGGCCGACCACATGACACATGGGCTACATACAAGGGCACATGATGCATACATGGACACACGTTTGGCCACTGATCTTGCAAAAGGGACTTGGCCATTGGTCTCGATCATGTAATTCGCAACGGCAACCAACTTGTAAATCATATTTTAAACCTTTTGTATACTAGGGTTTATAATGTATTATAAATGTTTTTTCTTTATATACAAAGGATCCATGTATAATATCCGGTTATTTTTCTCTATTGCTAAAATAGAATGATTGAAGCATATGTTGCACTGGGACTCCTTGGGGTAGGTTACTTTATCAACAAGAAGAAACCAAATACTGTCCCTGCCAAGACAGTGTCTCCCGCATATGAGAAGCCATCGATGAAAAACATGTATGAAAGCAAGCACACGAATATTGTAAAAGCAGTCCAGTTTGATGCCGTGAATACTGCCTATAATAAAAACGGCCAGTTTACGCTTAGGGATCGGGGAGGTGCAGGTGGCGCTGGTGTTCGGTCCCTGTTGACCGGTGACGTGATCGAGACTGAAAAGTTTCACAACAACATGGTTCCCTTTATCAGAGGAAATGTCAAACAAAACATGGATTCTGGTGCAAACAGGGCCGTCCTCGAGAACTTTGGCACGAGTGGACCTCTCTTGCGCAAAAAAGAGATTGCTGGCATGTTTGTTCCTGAAAAGAATGTCACCGAGTTTGATCCGACTAGATTGGATGGATTCAAAGACAGGTATGTGCAATCTCGTATGCAAAACAATGTACTTCCTTTTGATCAGGTCAAGGTGGGTCCGGGTGTGGGTCAAGGTTTCTCGGCGAAACCGACTGGCGGGTTCCAACAGGTCGAGACGCAACAGTATGCCGTTCCAAAGACGGTTGATGAAATGCGTGCCGCCAACAACCCGAAAATGACGTTTGAAGGGCGCACTGTAGATGGGCAAAAGGAGATTGCTCGTGGCCTCATCGGCCGTGTCGACAATAATCGTGTGGCACGCGCTTTCGAGACGGGTCCCGAGCGTTACTTTAAAACCACTGGAGCCATTATCAAGCCGGGGCAGATTCCTACGCCAGAGGCAAAGATAACAGCTCGCCAGGCAACCAGTGTCGAATACAAGGGCGTCGCCGGACCTGTGTTGGCCAAGGGATCGGAACAACGTCCTTTGATCAGAAATAGTGATAGGGCTGTTCTTTCACCTTTTAGTATCGGAGGAGCCAAGATGCTCAAGGCGTCTGCATCAGATGATTACGGCAAGGGCGCCGTCCAGGTCTACGGTAACGAGCGTGATGTGACCACTGTTCGTACTCACAAGAGCAACATTACGTCTATTGTAAAAGCCGTCATTGCACCCATTCAAGATGCCCTCAAAATCGGTAAAAAAGAATTCTTTACAGAGGCGCCTCGTGAATTCGGACAACTCTCGGCACAGATCCCAAAGAAGATTACGGTGCGAGATCCCAATGACGTTGCGCGCACCACTATCAAAGAGACGAATCTTCATGATACGGATCGTTTGAACGTACGCGGTCCTACTGTCAGGTCTACCGTTTACGACCCCTCTGACATTTTGCGCACCACCATGAAGGAGACGACGCTACAAGCCTCTGACAAGCTCAATATGAGGGGATCATCCAAACATACTGCATATGATCCGAATGATACGACACGTACCACTGTGAAACAGACGACGCTACAATCGTCCGACAAGCTAAATGTTAGGGGAACAGCTAAACAAACCGTCTATGATCCCAATGATGTGACTAGGACTACAAATAAACAGACCTTGTTGCATGATGCCGACCAGCTAAACGTGAGGGGAACGCATAAACAAACCGTGCATGATCCGAATGATGTGACCAGAACCACGAACAAGGAAACGCTTTTACACGATGCTGACAACCTGAATTTGAGGACGCAAGAAACCAAAGGAACCATTTATCAATTGGACCCTTCTAGGGCAACTGTGCGCCAGACTGTTGCACCCGTCGATACGACGCTCAACATGGCTCCTACGACTCGTCATGTAGGAACTGTCCACGATCCCAATGATGTCCCTATGACCACGACCAAGGAAACGACTTTGGACGAAGCTCGTCTTGGACTTGTCGGCGGGGCCGGTGGGGTCGGTGCTTATACTGACCAAAATATCGATCTTAAGATCACGCAACACGAAACATACGTGGACAATGACTATTATGGAACCGCGCAACTGGGCACCGGAGAAGCCTATCAATTGACTGCGTTCGATGTTAAAGAAACGATGAAACAAGACCCAACCGAGTATTTCGGAGGAGTTGGTACGTCCGATCTAAAGGCGCAAATGTCGTACACTGACATTTATAACGCAACCACAAAGGGACTTAAAGAGGGCACTCTTGTCGTAGAGCACACGCCCACCGCGTCAGGCGCCAAGACCAGTTCGGGCGTCGAGACGGTCAACATGGTGATTAACAAGATGGACATGGCGGCAGTCGAGATGGACCTACAAGTTCAAAGGACAGAGAGGTCTGATAATATTCCAGAATACACCATGACTAGGAGCAAGCAATCGGTTCGCAACGATGACAGGCTCGATCTAGAAATTCTAGAACCATTTAAAAAGAATCCGTATACCAAGTCGCTAAATAGTTATTGACAGACAGAAGCAGCCCATTAATAGTTCAAGACAGAGCGCAACTGATTCCTCTTTTGCCCGACTTGACCAATGATTATCCTGGGATACGGCGCGATACCACGAAACTTGGCTAGAAACGGCACAGATATGATTATATTTCGTATTTCTTGCATGTATGAAGCAATGTTATACTGGTTCGAGTACTCTTCTTCACAAATTGCCCAAGAAGGTAATGTCAAGCGAAAAATAGTCGTATACTTGTAATTGACCTTTGCTTTCGTTCTATAAACAACAGATATTCCCAATGGAATGTAGCCCTTCATAGAATTGTAATTCGTCTTGTGTACATGGAATACATATACAGTGTCCAACTTTACGTTTGAAACAAAACAAGGATCATATTGGCCATCTTCACCATTGAGTACTGATATCGTAGGACCAGGCTTGGCAGGGTAGTATTGACGGATCGTCTTTTCCTCTTCATACGTCTTGGGATACACGTATTCGTAATCACGTTCAAATAACCGAGGAGTCTTGCCAAAGACAAGAGTTACAAAGGCGGCACACGACAACATTACTTCTCTTCTCGAAATGCTAGGTGTTATAAACAAATCACATTTACAAGTTTCGCCAACAATGCTTGTTTTGACATCTTTTATGAGCAAAATTGCATCTCCGTTTCTAAATATCAGATCCATGGTATTGTCAAATGCGTGATGTTGTATGACGAAATGTATCTTTTTATCATAGAGTCCCTGAATAAACGGATCATTATTTATTATAATGGTTTGATCATTGTGTGGAACCTTTTCATTCAACATTGGTAGAAATGGAATGTATTTATCAGTTGTAAGCTTGATATTTTTAATCGTATGTAAGTGCTCTTGCAACTTGTCCAGACTGTCAAGACTGTTCATTCTGTCCAATGGCTTTGTTTGTTTGGGACTTTTTGTTTTTACACTTTTAGACTTTTTGCTTTTCGCCTTGATCTCTTTGATCTCTTTCAACGTTTGAGATCCAGGACTTTTATGGTCATGTCTTTGCATGATTTCCTTGCCAATTTTGCCAGTAATATTGACCCACCTGCCAGTAGCAGGATTCAACACTTTTCCATCTTTTACATCCATTTTACAATGTAACATGATAATAAATAAAAATGGGTCGGCCTCAATTCCATGGACTTGCAAGTGACATTATGATTCGTGTACCTGCTCTTGTTAAACGCGCTGCTGAATTCGCGTTTCATCTTAGAGACACATATGGATTCGTTGGTGCGAACGAGACTGGTTGGAAGCGTGCAAAACAACTCGTGTCCAAGGACTATATTTCTATAGAAGATTTGCAATTCATGCGTAACTGGTATGCAAGACACGTGTATACGAGTTATCCTGGCTATAAACAGTGGATCAACCTTGGCCGACCTACCGATAAACCCGCAAAGCGCTCTATAATATCCTGGCTTACGTGGGGAGGTGATGCTGGGTTACGTTGGATCAATTCTAGCAAAGTGATCAAGTTGCTTAACAAACGCTTTTCGACCTCATATGGACGCGTACAACCAAATTAAATAAAATGCAAGGTAAATAAAACCGACTACATGAGAGACACATCTACCACTGTAGAACGACAAGAACGGATCAGTGACCTGATTTGTATTACAAAACACAGCTATCAAACATTGTTGGTCAACCTGTATGATGATGCAAAACGTGCGTGTAAATCTAATCAATTTATTCTAAGAGACTATCAACTCAAGCTAAAAGACGTTTCCACTTGGAGCGATCAAAAGAAACGTGATGAAATAAACAAGTTTGACATGTTTTCTATTCAACCGATTTTAAACGACATTGTCAAGATGAATTACCTGTTGTTCGAGACAGGCTCGGCTAATAAACAGATTCGGGGACATGACTTTATCTATTCCAATATACTCAATGTTGCACGAGAGGTGTGGACCAAGCCTTTTTTACTCTACCACCGTGTCAACAAACAAGAATATCAAAAAAATATGTTGGCCCTTGAGAAACTCATCATCGGAGAGATCAAGTCATCGGTAAGGAGGATTGACAAGTTGGACCACATTTTGGTTGTACCTCCAGCACATCTGGTACAACCCGTAGTTGCATCTTTACCCGTTGTTTCTATCGAGACATGTGCACCTATTGTTGCTGCCACCGAGACAGCACTTCCTGCGATAACACAGCAAATTATTCCATTTGTTCAACCTCCTACGATTCCTCAAATAGAGAGCATCACAATTGTCGATAATGGAAAAGAAATTACAGATGTCATTATTGAACCACAAAGGGTAATTCAAGTACAAAAGTCGGTTTCGATCAAGTCGTCGGATTCCGATGGTAGTAGTGATGACGACTCGAATGTCTCAGACTCTTCGAGTGATACGTCTAGTGATTCGGGGTCGGAATCTTCAAAGTCGTCGGCATCGAGATCATCTGTATCGTCTAGATCTTCAAAGTCAATCAAATCAATCAAATCATCCAAGTCATCCCATGTGGCCAAGAAAGAAAAGGTCAAGAGGCGTGGTTCTCTTAAAAAGTTTGTTGAAAAGAACAAGAAAAAGTATGAAAGTCGCTATAAGGATTATTTAAATCCGTATGTATATGCACCTCGTCTAGATGACATGAAGAAGAAGAAAAAGAGATCAACTTGACGATACGTTGGTTTAATCAAGAGATTAACATTTCTAAAAAATATACATCATGTTGATGATCAAAAATGAACTCGTGAGCTCGCTCATCATGTCGACCCTTGTTGCCATATTGGTTTGGTTTAATTCTCCTACCAAGCCATATGATGAAGATTCTCCTAAAGCAATAAGGTCTGCAGCTACATTTATCAAGGCATTCTTGATTGCGTTTCTTGTAACATTTGCTATATTTTATTTTACAAGTGATTCAGGTACTGATGAAGTCATTGAAAATATTATCAAGGGCAAGCCAGACTTTTAAAAGCAAGTAACGAAAATAAACATTAACACATATATTTCATACAGTGGCCTTTTTCTTGTACACGCTAAAATACCAGTAAATTAAAATGTACCTATTAAAACAACAAGATGACATTGAATTTGAAAAAGTTTGACATCACGAGCATTACGGATGACTCCGTTGTCGTATTTATAGGCAAAAGACGCACAGGAAAATCGTTTTTACTAAAAAATCTATTGTACTATCATCGTAATCTGCCAGTTGCCACTATTATATCAAGTACGGAATCCGCAAATAGGTTTTACGGAGACATTGTTCCAAGTATTTTCATTCATGACGAAATATCGCCGGTCCTACTAGAGAACGTGGTGCGTCGTCAAAAGCTCATTAGGAAGCAAATGGACAAGATGAAGCGTCGCACTGGATCTTGTAACATTGATCCCCGTGCATTGGTCGTTCTTGATGATTGCTTACATGACAAATCATGGGTGAATGACAAGTCGATTAGAGAAATGTTTATGAATGGTCGGCATTGGAAGATCTTCTTCATGATCACCATGCAATATCCCCTAGGGATTCCTCCCAGTTTGCGAACAAATATTGACTTTGTATTTATTTCTCGTGAAAACAATATCAACAATCGCAGGCGAATTTATGACAATTACGCATCTATTTTCCCAACGTTTGATATGTTTTGCACAGTCATGGACCAGTGTACAGAAAACTTTGAATGTTTGGTGATTCAAATTAATGCGCAAAGCAACAGATTACAAGATCAAGTGTTCTGGTACAAGGCTCATGATCACGGCAATTTTAAGTTGGGTGCCAAAGAATTTTGGGATGCCCACAAGGAGAATTGTGATGAAGACACGGACGAGGAAGAAATGTTTGATGCATCCATGTACAGAAAGAAAAAGAGCCACGTTGCAGTTAACAAAAAAGGATAGATATACCCTATAATAATGGCCGACATTTCTTTACTCGCGTCTTGTAAAATACCCATGCTGCGTCATCATATATAGTGTTGGCATCGCGTATTGCTTCATCCGATACAAGCAATCTTGCATTACCGTCTCCACAGAATCCGCCTTGTCCACGTCTAGCAACATGCTCATCATGTGACTTGACAAAATAATGATTTATTTGTGCAACGTCAGAGGGAATGTCGTCGTTATAGGGTCCTCGGATTTCTTTACCATTCGTGTCCTTGGTGCATGTCCCGTTTGTCATTATAGCAAAGTGCGCATTATAAACGGTTGCAATGTCGCGAATGCAGCAAATGCCCTTGACGTGTCGATCCATTGTTGCACTTTTATAGCGAAATCGCTTCACCACTGGTTCGGGTGAATACCCTTGATTTCCAGCAGTTCCGAAAAGGTACCAGTTGATACAAACGGCACCTGTGGCGCAATGATCATTCAAAAACCCGAGTATGTCGACGTGTTTTTTCAAAACAATAAATTCATCGACATCGTGGAACGATACCCACTTGATGTCGTCACTATTATATGTGGCCAAGAAATGTGCATATGCCGTCATTTGCATGGCATGACCTGGACAGTGTATAACCGTTACTTGACCGGGAAACGTGTCGATTAAGTGTGTGATGGATACACTATCCGCATTATCATACAAGTATACATGCGAAAATCCAAGTGCCAAATGATACTTTATCCACTCGTCCAGATACAATTCTTCGTCTCGAGCGATCGCACATATGACGGCACTCATTTTTGAAAAGTGTCAATATTTAAAAACAAGGATGCGTCACGCATTTCAGTGTTTCAATCTCGCCCATGAGCTTTTGAACTGTCCCATAAAGAGCCATGAAAATTTGTTCATTATTCAAAGTCTTTTGATTATCAACTGTACCGACGGCTTTTGGAAATACATGTTCAACATCTTGAGCAATCCATCCCATTTTGTTCCTATCACTACAGTTTACTTGATCTATCCATTTGAACCGTTTTAGAGATAGTGACTTGACAATTTCATAACAACGATCCAAATCGGCATTTTGAATATCTTTTTTTAATCTTGCATCTGAAAAAGAACTCCATGAACCGCCTCCGGGTTTAAACGCATCATCTGTAGCAAGATGGAGCGCATGTTCTGGAACTTGTCCAGGTTCGAGACCGATCCCTACCGCAGCTCCTGCAAACACGACCGCGTCATTGAATATCATAGGAATATGAACTAGGGCATTTGACAAGACATTAGATGATGTCGACACTTGAACATATACATTAGATAGTGTAGCGTTTGACAAGAGGATGTTGGACAAGACATTGGATGTTGTAAACACTGGAACTTTTATATTTGAATATATATTGCTAGTCCAATAGTTGCTGCACAAAATGCTCTGTATAGTTGCATGATTCGCCTGGAAATTACTAGAAACTGACATGGTGGTTACATATCCATTTGATCCATATATATTACTAAATGTAGCATTGCATGCTGTCGTGTTGGAAAAAGTAGCATTAAATGCATCGAGATTATTAAAAGATGCATATGGTGAAGTAACATTCGATGCCGTAATGTTGCAGCAACTTGCTTCATATGAGCAAGTGATGTTGGAAAATGTAGTATTAGATCCGGTTATATAACTGAATTCTCCATTCTTTATCAATACGTTGGAAAACGCTGCGTTGGATGTAGCGAGTGAAATAAATATTCCGTTAATCGTCGTCATGTTGCTAAAAGCAGTATTGGAACCATTTATAGTATTAAAGTTGCCACCGACACAATACATATTAGAAACACTCGCACTTGATCCATTGATATTACTGAATGATCCATTGATTATTGCAAGATTTGAACAAGTAGCATTGGAAGATGAAAATGAGAGGCATGTCCCGCTTTGACTATACATGTTACTAAAACTCGAGTTACTGAATGATCCAGTAATAGCTACTATATTAGAAAATGTACTGTTGGATCCCGTTATATTACTAAATGATCCAATGAATACATTCATATTATTAAAAGTAGCATTTGATCCCGTTATATTGCTTAATGATCCGGTAATAGCCGTGAGATTTGACAATGCACTGTTGGATCCAGCTAAATTGCTAAATGATCCAGTAATAGCCGTGATATTTGACAATGTACAATTTGATCCAGCTATATTGCTAAATGATACGGTAATAGCCGTCATATTTGACAATGTACAATTTGATCCAGTTAAATTGCTAAATAATCCATTATAAACATTCATATTGGTAAAAGTAATATTTGATCCAGTTAAATTGCTAAATGTCCCTGTAATAGTCGTGAGATTTGAAAATGTAGCATTGGACCCTATCAAATTACTGAATGATCCGTTGTTGAAAGCAGCATTGGACCCCGCTAAATTACTGAATGATCCGTTATAAACCGTCAGATTATTGTAATGCGCATTAGATGCCGTCGTAGTAATGAACGACGCATTCGAAGAAACAAGGGTATTGAATGATCCATTTGCAGTGGCCAAGTCTGTGATTTTACCGTTTGATGCCACCAAGTTGCCAAAGGTGCCGTTCAAGACGACTAGGTTTGATGCAGTCAAGTTGGTCGTTTTAATATTTTTTGCACTTATATCAATCGTCTTGACGTCAGCAAACGTTCCCATGGTCGAGACGAGGTCTGTAAATGTTCCATTGGCAGTGGCGAGATCCGTGATTTGCCCATTGGATGCCACGAGATTACCAAAGCTACCATTGAGCACTGTGAGCGAGTCTATTGTACCGACTGTACTATATAGATTTGTAAAAGATCCATTTGCGGTCGCCAAGTCTGTGATCTTACCATTTGATGCCACCAAGTTGCCAAAGGTGCCGTTCAAGACGACTAGGTTTGATGCAGTCAAGTTGGTAGTTTTAATATATTTGGCATTTAAATCAATCGTATTGATATCGGCAAACGTTCCCATGGTCGAGACGAGATCGGTAAATGTTCCATTTGCGGTTGCCAAGTCTGTGATTTGACCATTAGATGCAACCAGGTTACCAAAGGTACCATTCAAGACGACAAGGCGATCAATCGTAGCAAGGTCGGCAATCACATTTGAACATGCCAGATTTGACATTGTTGTTTGTGAAGAACTAATGCTAACGTGATTTGATCCAGTCCTATTGCCCAAGAATATAGAGTTGGATCCATTTGTAGCAATAACCATGTCATTGGCGGCCGTGTCTGGAAATAAAGCACCGTTACTGGGTGCAAAAGCAAAGAATCCAAACATTGATTTACAATAGTTGCAGAGATAAGATGGTGTATGGTATACGCATATTATTAGCTGTGTTCGATCGGTGTGCCCTTGATCGCTTCAACACCCTCTATCACTGCGAAACCTGTGGATACAGCTATAATGCCCTTTTCAGGAATACGAAATGCTTGCATTGTTTCCAAGACGGCGCCCTTGTGTTCAGTAATGTGAACGGCGACGTCTTCACCCTTGGATGCAATATTTTGTAAAGTGTCTTTTGTGGCAGAGCAAGAAGAGAATGAAGAACCCATTTTATATTTTACTTGATAAATGTCAAAAGCGGCCACGAATATTAAACAAATTTTCCAGGTTGCTACTTTTTTTTCAGTGCAAGCTTTTCGAGCTGGTTGCGCATATCGAGGCGCGCTGCCTTGTCTGCCTTGAAGACACCGTGTTCTAGACACCACTTTTCGGCCATTGGACTCTTGCCCTTTTTCTGACGTAGGCAAGAAGTGTAGAACAAGTAGAGAGCGTCCGTCTTGAGTGGCATTGCATACTTTTGCCCGGGCAAGAAATTGTCCTTGGTCTTGGCAATTATTGGTACAACTTTTGGAACCTCTTTGATTTGTCGAGTTGGTAGTTTTGGCAAAGCTGGTTTGGATTTAGGTGCCATGGCGTGTCCTTACGTCGGACTATGTACTGGTCATATTTTTATCAGGAAGCAGTGCTTCGCCCACATTTCTGTCAAACCACGGTGCCGTCTTGTTAAACATGGGCGCCACCTTTGATGTAAGATCGTTATCTAGTTGTTCTTCATAATACGTCCTAGGGATAAACTTGTATACGACTTGTTTGTTACCCTCGACGGCTCGAAGCTTTTCTTCAAAGACGCCTTGGATAATTAAAAACATGCCAACAAACAAAATCAATATTATAACAGTCTTCATTCTATAAACTAGAAACAAATTTAGGGGAGAAGAGTTGACGTCGACGTCGTCAAAACGGGCACCGCATCGTCGGCCAAGAAAATTGCATCCGTAACAGAAACACTGGTGGCAGCTTCGGCTGACTCGGCTTCATCACTCGCCTTTTGGACCTTCATCTGTTCAACCTTTTTGAGAATGTCGTCGCGGCGCATGCGAAACTCCTCATTCTTATCGGCCTGATTCTCCTTGTATTTCTTCATCATTGTATTCATCTGTGTCTCGCTATACTCTTGGTCCTCGATATCCTCAGGGTTAGGACTCCAAGGGCACCAGCAACCGACCTGGGCGACATATACGTTGAAGTTCTTGTCAAACTTCTTGACGGCCTCGGCACGACGCTTTGCCTCGTCGAGTGTGTCGTAAGATCCACGAATCTTGATGCCACGAATAGTTGTTTGAAACTTGTTGAGTTCGTGATACTCCTTCTCGATGGCCTCGGACTTGGTCTGCTTGTAGAACTCGAACTCTTCGCCTAGAGCGTTTCCATCAAACACATAGTCGTGCCTTTGCTTGAGCGAGTCCACGAGTTCCTTGATCTTTGGGTCGTCGTTGGTTGCAGTTAGGATTCCGTCGAAAAGGGTGCCGACGTCCTTGGCGAATGCACCGATAAACTTGTTGAAGAAAAACACCTCTTTACGCTTGATCACATCCTCTGGGCTCAGAAAAGACATGCAACAGTACTTTTGACCCCGAATCTCGGGATCCTGGTCCAGGTAGTCGATCTTGGTCTCGGTATTTGCCATTGGGATGATGTAGGATCTAAAATACAAGGTCGCGGATTTCTTTATATGGTTTCATGTTATTCGAAATAAAATCTCAATACCAGTTATACATTCACAAATGCCTGATAATATGAGTTTTGATGCCCGCGAGGTGCTTATGCGCATCTTCAAGTACTTGTTCGAGGGTCTTATTGTTGCTGTCGCGGCTTACCTGATCCCTGGTAAGAAGCTTGGTGTCGAGGAGATTATTACGATTGGTATCGTGGCCGCCGCCACTTTCTCAGTCCTCGACTTTTTCGCTCCTTCCATCGGTTCGTCTGTTCGAACTGGTGCCGGTCTTGGTATCGGCGTGAACCTTGTGGGTGGTTTCAATCCTGGACCGCTCCTCAAGTAAATCTTTTCTTTTTTATCATTATAAACAAAACTAAATGGCTCCCAAGATTAATCTGATCAAGACTACCAACATTAGCGGCATCGCTCTCACCACTCCTGCCATCATTGCATTCGTCGCCTATATCGTTTTTGCACTTGTTGTCATTCTCCCATTCGAGTTTCCTCTTGTCGATCAGGAGACTGGCAAGGACTACATTGTCAAGTATGATTTCGCTCAGAGGCTGATTGTCCTCCTCCTCATGACGATCCCTATCGCCCTATCCGTCTACACTATTAATTGTATGATGGCCGGCAACTGTGTCCTTTGGTCCTATGTCGTGAGCATCATTACCGCATTCTGGGTGGTGCTCTTCCTGATTACCGCAATCGTCTATTCCCTCAAGAAGAACTAGACCCCAAATTTTGATATAAGGAAATTGATGTCTCGACCTATTATATGTAGATGACAACCTTGGATATACATCACAATAACTATTTAGCCAAGCTAAAAGACGCCAAATTAGAGACGATTGGTATTCGTGAACGGATCTCTTTCATCGACCTGAAAGATGCTGATTTTGAAAAGCGGAAATCATCGATGAATGACGCCGAATTCGGATCCTACATGACGCTCGTCGATGAGCGCATCGCCCTAAAGAAACGACTCGTAGAAATAGAGAATACAATGGACGAGTCCATGTATTTTGTCAATACTTCGGACATTCTTTTCAAGTATTATGATCTCATCGAAAATGGTAATAAAAATGTCATTATCGCAGATCATGATTCGTATCATTCACCAAAGTCTATTTTAAGGTTTTTCACACCGACTGGTAACGTACCCCCTCTTCCTCCCGCAAAAGTCAACACATCTGCTCAAACACAGAGCAACTTGCAGGCGAAAGCTGCAACATCCGCAACATCCCCTGCACCCCCTGTAAAACCGCTTGACAAGTCGCGAGGATCACTTCTAGATACGTACATGTCGATCATGGATCCCAATTATATGAACCAAAAGGTCAAGGACAGTGAGGAATTCTGCCCCCATTGCGAATCCAAAACCATCATTACAATGTTGAACGATGGATACACATTTTGCTCGACATGCCACTCTATGGAAAACATGATTGTTGATCATGACAAACCTTCCTATAAAGATCCACCCAAGGAAATTACGTATTTTTCATACAAGAGAATAAATCATCTCAATGAGTGGCTGAACCAGGTACAGGGCAAGGAAACGACCGAAATCCCAGAGGAAATTTACGATAAAATTTTGTTCGAGATCAAGAAGCAGCGCATCACAAACATGGCAGATTTGTCACCGGTCAAGGTGAAGAAGATTTTGAAACAACTCAAGGTTCATAAGTACTATGAACACATTCCCCACATTATCAATCGACTCAACGGACTGCCTATGCCTAATTTCACGCCAGAATTGGAAGAAAAGTTGAGAACCATGTTTAAACTGATTCAAACGCCATTCTTGAAACACTCACCTCCCGGACGCAAGAATTTTCTGTCGTATTCGTATTGCTTGCACAAATTCCTTCAACTGTTGGAAAAAGACGAGTTCTTGTCCTACTTTTGCCTCTTGCGTAGTAGGGAAAAGTTGCAGGCTCAAGATGTGATATGGTCGAGGATATGCTTTGAGCTGTCTTGGCAATTTATCCCGAGTCTATAGTGGGACTTTTACATGCTAATCATAAGCATGTTCTTTATACATATATAAAGAACAACATACTTGGTATACATATCACATAACCATGGATATTGTACGTGCTTTTGAGTGTGCGGGTATGGCAAAGGACGTTCAGTTGAATATACAAGGTACACTAGAAGACCCGCTATTCCAAGCGAACCAGATTGGTAAGCTATTGGAGCTTGCCAATATTAGCGATGCAATAAAGGATTATGGTGAAGATGAAAAGCATATAGTTTTAAACTATAATGCTATAGGATCACAACGTACTCTGTTTTTGACAGAATTTGGACTGTATCGTTTGTTGTTTGCATCTCGCAAGCCTATTGCCCGTCCTTTTCAAAAGTGGGTTGTTCAAGTAATCAAGGAAATCCGTATTACAGGCAAGTACGAGATGAGTTATCAGCTAACATCTCAATTAAATGAGAAAGATCGTATTCATGCGTTACAACTAGTAACTCAACATGATGCATTGATGCAAGATGTGGATAGGATGACAAAACTTGCAGAGAAAAAAGCAACACACTTGGCCCTATTAAAGAGCCATGCTGACATTCCATTAATGTATCTTGCTGAAATTGGCACACTTCCAGATGGGCGTATACTTCTTAAATTCGGCGAGTCGGATGACATTTCCACAAGGGAGCCTTATCTACGTAAGGATTATGGAGATGTATATTTTGTCAAGCTACAGTCAAGGTCATTATATTGTGGGACATCATAAATCCACTTCATAACTTCCTAGTCTTGTATTTCCTATGTAGGGCTCCTGGGATAACAACTCTAGCTTACCAAGTAACAACTATGGTGAAGTAG